CTAGTCGGCATTTTCTAGCTCCATCACCCTAGCCTTGAGGCTCTGAACCTCGGCAACAAGGACGCCGATTAACGCGTTGTAATCAACGCCAAGGTCACCGTTTGGCGCCTCGTTAACCCACTGCCCTAATCCACAGGACTGAAGCTGCTGGGCAACAACACCACCAGATGCTTTGCCACCCTCCTTCCAGCTCCATGTAGACGGCTGTATGTCGTCGATGAGGCCAACGGGCATCTCCTTGATGTCGTCCTTCAGGCGCTCATCAGAGGAATAGTAAGCAGTAATGTTTCCTGCAGCAGTGATGCTTCCGCTACACGCCCAGTCTCCAGCAGGCAAACCGCCAGCGCCCTTTAGCTCATACTTGGCGTCTGACTGTGCCTTTGTATAGGCGGTGCCAGCAGTCTCATAGCTACCCTTTGGTTGGTAAGCGGCATTAGACTCAGCCTTGGTGTAACTAGCGCCTACAAGTGCGTAGTTTCCTTTAGCTTGGTAGTTGCTTCCAACCCATGTCTCTGTGGCGTAACCACTAAGACTTCCAGAGGTCAGATACTCAGGGTGGGTGTGGTTGCCTGCCGCATACGATCCAGCAGGCTGATAACCAGCACTAGCATGGTTGCCCCAGCCATGCGCCTGATCCCAGTTTGTTATCTGGGTGTCGCTGATGCGTCCGTCAGTGGTGGCACCGCCTCCCCCGCCGCCTGTGCCAGCATCCCAGTTAGCTATCTGGGTTGGGGTGATGGCCTTGACGTGTGTTGGGACATCATCAACAGTACCGTAGATGGTTCCAGAGAAATACCCGTCTTTCCACCTCTTATCACTACGGCCCCAGTCAACGGTGTTGTTGTTGAACGGGAATATAACCGTAGAGCGCAACTCAACGGTGTTAGACCCATTGATTTGAATATAGCCGGTGCCTCCGGGTGTGGCCCATGCGACCGCGTTAACTGCGTTAGCATTAACGTTTCCAGAGAACCACCCGTCCTTCCACTTGTAGTTACCGTTACCTAAGTCCTTCGGGACAGATGGGTATAACTGAAGCGCGTCCCATTGATAGCAATTGGTTCCCTCTACCTGAAGGTATCCGGTAGTGGTTGTGGTGTTGTATACCCCGCCGGTTGCTTGAAAACTTAATGCGTAGGCGTTGCCGGAGAAATACCCGTTCCCAGCAACCTGCAACTTAGCAGCACCACCACCAATAGACCTCTCAGCCAGCTTGTCAGCTAACGCCTCAGTCGTTGGGAATACACCGAAGTCACCATCTGTAACCTCAAGGGTAATCTCTTGGGTGCTGGCCTCTGGTTGCTCTGCTGTGCGCTTCTTAACCTCAGCCTTCCAGCCTGCTATCTGCTCCTTGGCTTGCTCTAGGTACTCACCAGCAGTACGGGTTCCGGGTTCGCCTCCGATTCCGACGAGGCCGTTGGCGTCAATACGCATGCGTTCTGTGCCATTAGTGTAAGCGTGAACATAGTTATTGGCTTTGTTTCCTCCCCAAAGATTCCCCTCGTAAGCCGCTGTATCGCCTATAGACCAATACGTGGCATCTGTATACAAAAAAGCATCTATAGACGCGCCGTATCCAGAAAACCTGACAGGATTAAAGCTGGAAGGGGTAGCCTGAATATCTAAAGTATAAGCAGGATTATCCGTACCAATACCAACATTTCCAGCGTCGTAATAGATATCAGAGCCGCTCTCCTCCCAGAGGGAATCACCGCCGTCGCCAGCCTCATACTCTGGATTAAGGTGCTTGACCGAGCCATCGGCCAGCTTGGTGTATAGGTCGCCGGTGCCGGTGTCGATGGCAACCTCTGCCACCTTCACCTTATCGGCATCCGGCTCACCAGTTCCCTGCTTTAAAATGATCTCGGTCATTATTGCTTCCTATTTAGTAAGTGCCGCCGGTAATCTGATCAATGTTGGCCTTGCTATCTAACGCAGCCTGCAAGCCGTTCACGTCTGCAATTTCATGCTTGTGGTCGGCGTCAGGCTTTGCGTCTAGGGCGTCCTGAAGTCCGGTGACGTCATCAATCACATGATTGTGAGAAATGGGAGCGTACAAAGCATCGAAATCAGGCTTGCCCTGAACATTGTCCCAAGCTACTGAGCCGGCAGAGCCGCTGGAGTAAGTAATGGGAACCCAGGCGGTCCCGTTTGATACAAGCCAGTCGCCCTCTTCCATAACCGCCGGCGTACTGCCTCCCTCGGCACAGATTAGGAAAGTGTTTTCAAGGGGTCCTGCTGCTGGGATATTTTCACCGTCTACAACACCCGCCTTAGCGCCCTTGATGATCTTTCCGGTGCTTGCGCTAAACGAGCCGCCGAATGCCAATGTAGTGGCAATTGCGCCGATCTCAGTGTTGATCTCGGTGATGTTTTGGTTGATCTCAGTCAGGGCCTCACCCAAGCCATCGATCTCATCCTGAGTGTGCGTATGGTCTGATGGCGGGAACTCGGCAGGCTTGTTTGTGATCTCATTCCAGTCAATGGCGGTGATAGCCTCGCCATCTGAGAGCTTAATGATCTGCCCACCACCGTCCTTCGTGTAAATGTTGTGGTTTAGGATATCAATGCCCAACTCACCAGTTTCAAGGTCGCCGTCGTTTGGTGCGCCGTTGCCGTACTTACTAATAATCTTTGTTGCCATTAGAATGTGCCCCCGGTAATTAAATTGTTTACGCCGAGAGACTGAATTGACTCCGGCTTTTCTGTTATTTCAGACCATTTGACGGGGTCTAACTCAATACCCCCGCCAGCTATGTCGTCTATTTGGCTCTGTAACGCCTCGTCTGCTGCATCCACGTAGTCCGTTTTTGCATATTCAGACAGATTGGTCTCTGGAATGGCATCTATCTGATCGGCAACCCACTCCTCCGAGGCAAGGCCGTCAATGCTAGGTATTTCTAGAGCGTCTATCTGGCCCTGCAGTGATGCATCTCCGTCTTTCCTTGCTTGAACCTCATTATCTAAAGCAGACTGATCTGCCTTTCCCGCAAGTGCCTCTCCAAGGCCGTCAATGAGCTCTGGTGGTATGTTGATATCGCCGTCACCGTCAGGATCGAACGACTGAAACGCCTTCCAGAGCGTGTTAAACGCTGCCGCGTTAAAGGTGCAGGCAACTGTTACCTGACCGGTGAAGTTGACCCTCGGAGGGGTCGGTGATGTGTATATACCGTTGACCAGGCTGGCTGTTGGCTGGCGCAAAACAAGGTTTGAGCCGTCAAACTTCGCAAAACCAGCCTCCCGGTTACCAGACTCGTCAGATGCCGAATAAAAGACGTCCTGAGAAGGCTTGAACGCCCTGCTAAACGACGCATAACCCTTGCTGGTGCCCAGCAGCGTAAATCCAGTATCAGTTGCGTTAGCCTTCTCTGCCACCCAGTTAGAGGCGCTTGCTTCCTTCATGCTCATACGATCAAGCCCTCCACTTGTGCCCTTAAAGCAGGCCCAGACCACCGCGTGATCTGGTCCTCCATAGTTATGTCCATCAGCGACTCGGCAAAACGCATCTTGTATGTCTCGAATGACGCTGGATCTTTTGCGAATGCCGATATCTCTGTGCAGAGGCCGAAAATGTAGGAATCAGGGTTTTTTCCTGTCAGCCAGTTGGTATCGTCATCATTCTTTAGCTCTGGGAGACGCTGGTAATAAACCACCTCCAAGACCTCGTTGTCTGTCGGAGGTGCAATCTGTATCTGACCGGCAATGATCGTGTAGTAGTTGTGACGGCCTCTGTCGCTGTTATTCTGTCGCGTGACCTTGTTCATCTCCTCTGGGGCAAGGTAGACGAGCGTGTCACCGTGCTGCTGCCCAGCGTGAAGTAGCTCCACGTCACGGGCACCGCCCCAGTCGCATGGCAGGCTGTAATACTCCTGCCCCCTTTGCAGCCATATCTGGGCTCTGACAGACTGGTCTCCGGTTCTCAGGGCGTTGTTAATTTTCCCCTCAACCACGCGAGTGAAAGCCGGTATGGATTTAACCAGCTCATCATCGTATCTGTCCGTATAAGCCTTGGCAGCATCCACAATGTCTTTGTAATTCATGAAATGGGCTTCCAATTTGTTGGTATGTATTCGCAGTCGTTTGTCTTAACCTCGTTCTTGTCTTTTTTTATCCATGCAGCCTCTTGGCATGGGTCTTTGCAGACGCCGATCCATCCCGTCTCAACGTGAGGGGGTCTGCCCGTTTCGGAGAGCGGGATCTCGGCAAAAATCATCTGGCCAAACATCTCTCCCTACGCCTCCCTAAAAGAATATCTCTGGACAATGGATCTTATAGTTTTGATCTTGAACAACATGGGTGATATTGCTGGTCACAACCGCGTCTTTATCTGCGGGCCAGATAATCAGATAAGCATCAACCTGTGCCATGTAGTAAATGCTTGCGGGTGCGCTACCGTGACTTCTCGCCATACAGAGCAGTGTCTTTTCTTCATCGTATAAGACATTAAGAGCGCCACCGAGATCTCTCTGCCAATCAACACCGTCCTTGGTTCTACCCAAGCGATTACCGTTGGCATCAGTAGCAGAAAAGATAATGCCGCGAGCGGCTTCTAATCTGTTAGTGCCGTTAGCGTCCCCGTCACAGAAAGCCATCTGTCCCGGCTCTATATCAAAGCTGAAATGCGCCAGTGTCCACTCTGGGATTGCGCCACCACCAGCCGATTCAACCTTGTTGTCCACATACTTACAGGTAGCGACGTTGTCAGAGCCAGCACTTTGCTTGCCTTTGTAATTAACCGCATCTAGCCCACTAAGGTTGTGGTAGACACTAAACAGGTCAGCGTTATTGCCGGCGCTTGTTTTGCCCTTAATGACAAAACCATCCACATTGCTGTCGCCAGCCTTGAATATTACGACATTGCCGTTCAGCAGTATCCGGTTTTTATTGCCGTCCTGTATGACCTTTTCACCGCTAAATCTGAGGTGGCTAACCGAACGAATGTCATTGCCGCCCACATCCACATCTTTATTGAACTTGAACCAAGCACTGCCGTTTTGCCCTTGAAACGTAAGAGAGCCATAAGCATTTGGGTTAATCTTATTTGACATGGTTATTCTGGCGGCAGAGTTATTGTTAGATAGTTTGCCCTCTACAAGCATTACCGCCTCGCCTGACTCTTTTTTCATCTCCAGCCGTGGAGTAGTGATAGTGCCGGTCAGTGTGCCGCCGGTCAGCTTCAGATAGCGTTCATCTAACTCGGCAAGATTGATGTTCTCTTCGTTGACGGTGAACTGCCTAATGGAGCATGAGTCGCCAATCTCAAAGTCAGCGCCACGATCCTTCAGCCTGACAGGAAGCTCTATCAGCAGGCCGCTAATAGCAGGCTCCGATGTCAGCACATACAGCGCGTAAACATCAGGATTGTCCATATCAACAATCTCAATGTAGTCACCTACCTCAGCATCCCTAAACCCGTGGGTTACGCCATTGGCGTCCTCCGAGTGAAGGGCTAAATAGTTTGCCTCGGCAGACATATCTGCCAGCGCCCTAAAGGTTCCGGGTGTGCGTGGCGGGCCGCTTTCAACTGTGCCGTCGTAGGCCCACTGGCCCACCGTTCTTTGTGTCAGTAACGCCTCAAGCCCCAGCGCTATCTGTTCTATCTCGACCTGCAATTGCTGATCTGCATCGTCAACGTATTCTTTTGTAACCAAATCCTCGGGAACGGCAGTGCCAAACGCAAAGACTGTCGGATACCACTGTATCCAAGCATCACTCGGATCGCCTTCTGGCCCCTTGACCACAGTGGGAAGCGAGCCGTCATATCGATGATCTGGGGCAGACTTTGATACTCGGTAAGCGGGCTTGTATTTGTTTTCGTTACCGGCCTGAGTGTTGGGGTAGTAAACCTCCTCTACCTTGTACTCGACATACACAGGCGCAGTGTCAAGATACTGCCAGCTAGTCCCAGCGCCCGCTTCGTTATGGCTAACCTGTAGTTGAATGATGTCGCCGACTTCATATGTAGGCGCGGCTTGCTTTGTTACATCACCAACCTCGCCAGCAAGCGGAAAGATCCACTCCAGATTTTCGTATTTCCAAGTGCTAGAAAACTTAGAGGATGGGTAAGCCCACCAGCCGCCACGATCCTTGGTCTGATCAGCAGGCCATACTGGTTTGCCGTCAGCGTCCAACTCCATCAAGCCGCGATACTGGATCTGGGCTTCTATCAACGCGACCTTTTCGTCCTGCGTGAGTCCTTCTAGCTGCTCGGTGACCCACTCCTCTGTGGCGTAGCCCTCGAGGTCAATGTCACCCGCCTCGATGTCGCTGATCGCCTCGTAGAGGAAGTTGTTAACGTCGCGCTGGTTCTCTAGGCCCGCCAACTCCTCTGGCGTGCCGATGAACTCGCCCTTAGCGTTACGGAATGGTTCCGGGTTAACCTTTACTGAGTCGGTGGTCAGCTCAAACCTGACGTTGTTGCCGTCCTTGATGCCCACGCCCTGGATACCCTCACCGGTTGCGGTGGGGAACTGGCTAAATTTCTTGGTGGTGACCTGAATGTCGTCTCCGTCGCCCTCTACGAACACCGATGGCAACCAGTCTGATAATTTCATTTAACGCTCCGGTGATAGGGTTATGCCATCCTCTGTGACGAGGATGTCGCCGTCTTGGGCGATGAGAATCTTGATGCGCTGAACTGCGCTCTTGAGTTTGCTGAATGCACCCTTGGTCCAAGCTATGAGACCGCCGCCTCTCGTACCGACAACGCCTAGGTTGCGGGTACGGTGCAGCATTAGGTTGCCGCGCTTGCGTCTAGGGCTACGGCGTCTTCTTCTCGCCACCCTTGGCCTCCTTCTTCGCCTTCATGGCGTCGCGATCTTCGAACGCGCCCTTGGTGTGCCATGTCTTGCCGTCCTTATCTTGGACGCCGACCACACCCTTATTTCGCTTCTTGTAGATGACTAGGACCATGTCAGACCTTGTAGTTTTCGTTGGTCAGAAAGATTTTCACTTCGGGCTCAAGAAAGAACTTGGAGAGCAGCTTCTGGTGCATCTCCTTGTCGCAGTTCAGGAAGCCCTTGTACTTACCGTCGAAGGTGCGGCCCTCGTTAGCCATCGTGAACATCTCGGCGGGCACTGTTGCCACCAGGCGGAATCCGTCCTTCTCTCTTGTGCCACCGGAGTTGCGTACCTGCTTGGCCTTCTCAGCGATTGTGTCGTGGACGGCCTTATCCACCTCCCGCTTCACATACAGGCGGCCCTCGCTCGGCTGGTATTTCCAGCCAACGCTTACCCCGTCCTGCGTATAATTAAGATCGCTCATTCGCCAAATCCCTTTGCCGTTCCGATGGATATAGATTAGGTCAAGGCACCGGCCACACTGGTTGCCAATGAGGTGGTGCCTATCGGTGTCGTGCTCTCGTACTTTGTTGCAAACGCAGAGGAACACGAGAAAAGCCCCCGAAGGGGCTGTGCTTCTTAGGCAGTTACGTCAAGCGATGGGTCGATGTTGACCAGCATGCCGTGTGCTGCCTCGTTGTGTACGCGCGTGCCCCAGTCAACTGAGATCTGGCGCTTCTCTGCCAAACCAGTTTTCGCAAGTTGGTCAGTGCGATAGTTCTCAAGGTAGGACAGAGATGCGTACTCTGGGTCGAGCAGGAACGCTACAGCGTTGCCGTTCGCGTCGAGTTGCTGCAGTCGGTTAGGCACAAGCTTGATGGTGCCGAAGTCCGATACCAGCACGTTCACGCTCGCCAGTGCGGTTGCCTTAGAGTTGGCAGGTGCGCCCTGGTCAGACGTCAAGGTCGCTACGCGAGCCTCGTTGTCAAACATGTACGCAGACAGGCCACCAATAACGCCCGGAGTAGACATCATGTGAGTTACCTCACCGCCTTCCTCGTAAACGCCTTGGATCGCGTCCTTAACCGCTTGGAACGACAGAGCAACACCAGTTTCCTCGGTGTAAGCCTCTGTCAGGCCAGTGGTCATGTTGTGACCGCCGGGGGTAGCGGCAGAGCCGTCACCATTCATCACAGTGGTCTCAATCCAAGTGGGCAGGCCACCAGTCTTACCAGCTACCGTGTCAGTACCAGCAACAGAGGCTTGGTTTGACAGAGAGATGGCTTCAACGTCACGGCGGATCTGCTGGTTGCCGCGAACGAGGCGGTGTGCCAGTTCACGGGTACGCCCGATTGTGTCCGAAGCGTCAGCTCGGTACGAAACCGCGATTACTTCATCGCTTATCTGACTGTGATTCCCGACACGCTTGTCGGTTGCCGCTGCGGCAGAACCGGCGTCGGCACCGTCAACGCGCGCGTTGGTTACATCTGGTGCGCGAAGCTTATCGATGATCCAATCGTAACGCTCGTTGCGGTGCGTTGTTGATCCGATTAAATCCGTAAATGGTAACGGCACCTTACTTATGTCATGTATCCGCTGCATGACGTCCTCATTGATGACGCCCCCTTTTGCCAGACTCTTTAAGTTGAACGAGTCAATATTTCCTGCTGCCATGATTATTCTCCCATGAGCATAGCGGCTACAGCATCAGCTTGGGCATCCCTTTTTGATGCTCCTTTTGCTGACTGTGCTCGCTCTATTAGTTTTTGAACTTTGCCGTTCTTACCGCCTTTGACAAAGCGACCATTAGAGGCTCGTTGCATCTTTGGTGGCTGCTTTGATTTTTTGTCGGCAACAGTTTTGCCGGCATCAAACAGCATGGCCTTCTTGAGAACTTCCACATGCTTAGAATAGATAACGTCCTGCAACTCATATTCGTCGAAACCAACGGAGGATGCGTATTCGACAATCTTTGAAAGATCGCCCTTCATCTTCTCCTGGTCACGCCAAGACGGGTTGTTCTCGATCATCCGCTCACGCTCAGAGTTCAGGATCGCTGATCTCTGCTGCGCTTCCTGCTGTGATTGCTGCTCCTGCTCCATCCGCAGTTGCTGTCCAAGCATCTGACCAGCTTGCTGCAACTCTTGGTTGCGTAGTTCAAACTCTCTCTGCTTGGCAGTCCATTCGCCGGGGTCGGAGGCCCTTAGTGCCTGCCAATCTATCCCGTTGAAGTCCTGCATCAATTTCTGCTGGAGCATCTCGCCTAGGCCACGTACCTGCTGTAACTGCTGCTGGTACGCTTCCGCAACTTGAACCCTTTCAGACTCGAAGGTTTTTCTCTCTTCCGCAAGATTTCGGGCCTTCTCATCGTTAGCCTTTCCAAATTGCGTCTGGGAGATAGCCTCCTTTAAATCGATTTGCTGGTCTTTGCCGTTGACCTTGAGATTGACCAAGATTTCACCGTCCTCAGAGAGGGTCAGTTTGTCTGCGTCTAATCCAAGCTCACTAGCTAAAGCTGCCAGTCCATCGTCGTCGTCGGTCTCTAGCTCATTGGAGTCGTCTGTTTCATCGTAATCGACGTCGTCTGACTCTTGTGCTTCTATTCCCTCTGACTCTTCACTATCATCAACGAGGTCATCGTCGTTCGGGCGGTGTACTGCCTTCTCTTCTTCGACCTCTACGGTTGGGTCTTCGCCCATTAGCAAATCTGCAACCGCATCAATTGTATTCCCGCGTTCCCCCTCGTGCTGCTGGTTAGAATCGGCGCTCATACTAAATCTCCTTCATTGGTTTTCTCTGCTAGCTCTCCAGTAGTTACTAGCGATTCAAGGTAAGCTTCGAGCCGTGTCAGGGCCTTAGCCTCCTCTTTCAAAACATAAATCTCCTCTCCGCTGTTCGGGTCGCAGAACTGACCAAACAGTCGCTCCCTCTCCGCGTCTAAGTGCTCTTTAACTAAGGCCAACTCTGCGCGTGCTGCGCGACCCCTGCGTGATTCTTGAACCAGATCAACTTCCATGTTGCTCCTCGTTAGTGACGTAATCTTTTACTACTCTACTCCCAAAAGACCATGCTCTTTTTTGATCTTCTTTAGCAGCGCCCTTGCGTTTCTTATGCCTGCCCTTGGTGGCAGGTCGCCGGGTTCAAACTTATTACTTTTTGATGCGTTCACAGACCTTGGCACGATGAGCAAGTTGTCTTGATGGTGGAGGCCGCTTACGCCCCGGCCTTGCATTGGCATAACGTGATCTACGTCATGGGGCACCCCTGTGATCTCACTGATCTCCCTAGATGCTCTGTATATTTCGTTCATTTTTTCGTCATCAGACCAAGGGACCGTCCTCTGAATCCTTGCAGCCCTTCTTTTTTCTGCGGCGGCCTTCGCAGGCTCCGGATTTGCCATATACCGAGCGCGATTCTTCTCTAAAATCTGCTCCCTATTTTTCTTGCGATATTCTCTGGTAAGCTCAATCTGCCTTTCCCTGTTATCTGCATAATGCTGACGAGCCTTCGCCCTTCTGTATTCTTTGGCGCGCTCATACTGCTCTCTTTTCTTTCTTATTTGATCGGGGTCGTCTTTAAGCCTGTGATGCCTCTCCCGCGCCCTCTCGTTGTTTCTTGCGCGAACATCTGGATCTGATCCCCTTCTCTCGCGATCCAGCTTCCTTACATTTTTGGTAGCGGCAGCACTTTTCCTGTTTCTCCACCTGTCATAGATCTTCCTTTCCTCTTCAGAAAAATCCTTTAATGGGCGATTCGGCCATCCATTAACCGCCGGTGGATTTTCTGCCACCCACGCGGCCTCGTCCCAGTTTTCTGCGTCTAGCCTTCTCGCCTCCGCATATCTTGCCTCCCAGTCAACCTTATCGACCTTCTGGCCAGCATCGGCAGCATCATCAAGCAGACCATCAACGACCTTGGCGCCCTTCTTTATTACCTGCGTGAAAAGACCCACGACGTAGTTACTTACTCACCGCAGCCGCAGGTGTGGCCGCTGATTTGTTGGCCTCGTTCTGAGCTGATAGGTCTTTTTTCGCTTGCACTTCTATCTTGGTTAATTCTAAAGCCGTGCGGGCCTGTAACTCAGCACGCTTGAGATCCTGATCGTTGTTATCCTTCAGCGCCTTCAATTGCGCTTCGAGGGCATCGATCTGCTGCTGAGATTGATTGCGGATCATCTCAACTTCATTTTTCATGCGGCCATTTTCCATCTGGGCCTGAGCCTTAGTCGCTTCTGCGCCGGCCACCTGCATCTGAGCCTGCAACGCCTGCTGCTGCATTTGTAATTGGGTTTGCTGCTCCTGCATGGCTTGCTGCTGTTGCTGCTGCGCCTGCTGCTGCTTGCCTTGTGCGAATTGCTGGCCTTCTTGGGACTGAGGATCGAAAAAGAACTTGTCGGTCTCGCCAAGGTCGGCAATCTTCGCCATGTCGTTAAGCGCGCCGTACATCTTGCTGTAGTCAACAAGCGGGTTCATCGGGTCCTGCATCAACTGCTGCTGGATTCCGAACACCTGCTGCAGCGCGCCCATCTTCATCTGGTCATCAGTGGTGCCGGTGCCAACCGCAACGCGTATGCGTGATCGATCACCCCACGTAGAGGGTGAGACTGACTGCCAGGCGCCTCGGAACTTCCAAGACGTCGGCGTGGTTTGATAGCGAACAAGTAGGTCACGGACCATCGTGTAGGCAGGCTTGAGTCCGGTCTCAGCCACCGCGCGAACCATCATGTTCACGAGAGCCTCACGGGCCGTCATCATTCTCTCGACGCCATGTGCAGATTCAGCATTTACGAGATTGCTCTGGCCGGTGCCCATTGGGTTAACGCCAACACGGCTGTCTTTTTGGCTGTCGGCATAGGTCAGCAACTGCATCGCCTCGCCGCTGAAGAAGTTGCCGCCCAGCTCTTGGATTGCATTGGGGCTTTTACTACGGATGATCCCACCCGGCCTATTCACAAGTAGGTCGTCTAGGTTCACCTGCCCCTCAACGACCACACGCTGCTTGTGGTTCTGGTAGTACATGCCGTCGAGGGTGGTGCGCAGAATGGCGGTTTTTACATCCTGAATTTCACGCAAACGCTCAAAGATCGACACGCCACGGAACTGGTGGGGCATGGGAATAGCAGACATCGCCACGAACGGGATGCATGGCACCTCCTGGATATCCAGCACCTCTGTAGGGGTGGACTCGCCGAGATAGGTAACGCAGACCAGCTCAGAAACACCATCGTCGTTAATGTCGTAGTGCATCCAAGCTTGGGTGGTAACGATCTGCTTCTCACTGTCACCAAGATGGCTGGGTAGGTTGTACTCGCCAATCTCTCGGTCTAGGTAGCCATCCTGCGCGTTCTCGATGACCTCTGGATCGTATCCATCAGCCAATAGGTCTGAGGCTGACCGGCGGGTGGTGTGTGCAACAAAGCGCGCCTCCTCTACGTTCAAAGAACTTGCGTCACTCGATATGCGGAACTCTTCGCACGGCACAGCCTCAACTCTTACACGACCCTGACGGATAATCCGCGATGCTGTCACCGCTATGCCATCAGTCTCGGATCTTGAAATCTCTGTGACCTCAACTTGGGGATCGCCAAGCAGGGCCTGGAGCTGGTTCTCGTCCAGCCCCGTGTAGTGCTCAACGCTACGCTCTGGCGCATCGTCAAACCATATCTTCATGATCCCCACGCCGACCAAGAGGGCGTCCTTGACGGCCTCGTACATGGCCAGGAATCCATTGTTATCTTCATTAAAGGCAAACGCCGTCAACTCTTCTTCGAGCTGCGCCTGATCCTCATCCATCTGGCTCATCGGCATGAACTTCACGCAGCGGCCAGTCAGTGATTGGACTATGGAGGGCAACAGCCATTCGATGCTGTCGCTCACGTCTGTAGAGACGACGCCAGAGCGCCCGGCGGTGTCAGGCTTGGCGGGCAGTCGCCCCTCATAGTAATCAAGGGCAATACGCTTCTTGCTCACAAGCTCGTCCGAGACGGAATTCTCCATCTCAGATCCGATCACGCCTTTTAGATCTTCCAAATCAACCATCAGGCATAAACCTCATAATTCTTTTTGTAGCGATTCAGGCCGTTAGCCAGAGCGTGGTGCATGTTCTCCATACGGGTAGACCACTCAAGGTTCTCGACGCGGTTGTCTGACTTGTCGCCGTTAATATGATTGACCTGCGCCTTGCTGTCTGGGTTGGGAATAAACGCCTCAGCCACAAGACGGTGGCCGTACATAGAAACCTGCTCCTCACCACAAAGGTGGTAGAGGGCATAACCTCGCCCGCCATTGCTAGGCTTCAATACTCGCTCACGGCACAGTCGGGACGAGTCTTTACCGCTGGGCAGCGTGTAATGGATACGGCGCTCAAGGCTCTTGATGTCGCCCTCGCTGGAGACCTCATACAGTCCCTCGTAGCCCTTAACCGGCTTCCATTCGATCATATGTATGTCTCCTGATAGGCTATTGGCTTGTTCCACGATCCGACCAAGTAGTCGGTGACCGTGAAGCAGTAGACCAGCGCGTCAGCCAAGTTAGGCGATGGCAGATTCAGCGGCGGCTTCTTCATGTTCACTTTGCTCATCAAAGCGATTTTCCCAGCCTGATGGGGTATCACAGGAATCCGGCAGATCTCTGACCTCAACTGCGGCACCAGCGGATGCTCCGGATCCAGGAAAATCAGCTCGTCGGGGTCCATATACTCCCCATCATTCGCCTGATACGTCTTCCAGAACCTCTCGCGCACGTTCCAATACGCCTGGCACCTTCGATTTGCGAATGCATCGCGATTCGTGCGGTGGCCGTCATGCATTCCAGACGGATTCTCAGGCGTAGAGCCGCCACGGAATCCGGAGTACCCAACGTTTCGAGAACCAAGGGCCCTCTCCACCTCGCGTGCCAGACCCAATCCCAAACCGTCCTGGTCGTAAACAAAATCGCTGCAGTGATGGCGGTCAACGAAGTCCAAGCTCCAATCAAGCGCTTCGGCAACGTCGCCATCGTGCTTAAGACCCATGTCAACGACCTTGGCGCCGTGCCTGACGGCCAATCCCGCCGGATCTGGGCCCGTATCGGCCGGGTCAAAGCCCAAAACCTTGGCCCCGGAGGGTCGATACTTGATCTTTTCACCAATCTCCAGCGCGGCATCGAACCATGTGGGGTCAACGAGTCCGGCCTCGACGCTGTCATAGTGCTCACCACACCAAATATGCTGATAAAGGTCCGGCGGCAGGTTCTTCTTGTCGTTCAGCCGCTCCTGGGTCAGCTCAGCAGGCATAAACGGGTTGTCGTCGTAGTTAACGAGGAGCACCGTGGACATATCGTCCTCATGGACCTTATTGGTCCTCAGCGCCGACATCCGGTCACCAAGAAACTTCTCGCTGAACGGGTCCCCACTAGAGCGTGGGTTCGCCGTCATGATGAAATAGCTGCCCGCCTCACGAATGGTAGGGGTCAGGATCCTCAGAGACTCCTCAGAAATCGTCTGGGCCTCATCAATCCACGCCACCGCCACCCTGGCCAGAGACTTCAGGCTCTCTGGAGACCTCGCAAGACCCCTATAAATGATCTCGCCGCCACTAGAATGGCTAATCTTGTCCCTAGTGACCGTAAATCCGGGTAATCCTATCTGCTCAACAAGGCTACTGATCAGGCTGTGAGAACTCTCCGCAATCGATGACTGGAACTCCCGGCACGCCAGCACCCTCTTGCCCTGATAGCACTCCAATAAACACATTGTGGCTGCCGTAATCGACTTCCCAGAGCCTCGGCCCCCAACCGCTATCCTGTACCGCTTCTGACTCTCCAGCAGGGGAGCAAACGCAGTCGGTATGTCTATATTCATTCACCGCCTTCCTTAGCAATGTGCCATCCATAGGGGCCATCGCGCAGGAGGGGAGCAAAAAAACTAGGCCGAGTCTGTAGATGGTCATATATAATTTCCAGTAAACCCCCAAAAAGCTGCTGAGGCCCCTGCCGGGGGTCAGATAGGGCCGGATCCTGGGGTGCCTGGGGGTGCCTGGGGCCCCTGGGGGGTGGTGTAGGAGCATGCCTGCTCCAACGCCTAGGCTATTACCTCAATGGTATCAATGACTTACGACTGATGACCCGCTGATTGATAGTCAGTTGGTCTAGTGTGTCACCACCTCGTCATCAACCAGCTCACCCTCAACCAATCGTGGTGTGTCGTGTGTAAGTGCTTGATTCTCTTGCTGATTAACCAATCGGATAGTGATGTTGGTGTCTCGTTCCTGCTTATCCTCATCACCGTCGAGGAAGATGCGCTGCAGCTCTGCTTGCGGCACTATTCTCGTCAAGATAGCCAGCGCAGCGGCTGGATCATCGTCGGCTACACGGCCTATCAGCTCCTCTCCTCGCTTCTCCATCAGCTCAGTCATCAGCGTCACAAGCTTCTGAGACACCTTATCCTTGCTACCTTTTGGCCTTCCTCCACCGCTATTACCCGGTAGGAACTGCCCGCTAACTGGATCACGCTGAGGAGGTTTAACGGCCGTTTCTTGCGGCATATCTAAGGGTAATGAGTCGGTGCTATCATCATGCTCATCGATCATGTTAGTACCCACTCACATCTGTTGCGATAAATGATAGAGAGCTATACCAGCGCCGGTCATACCGACCAGTGCGAGGAAGATAGCGAGGCTTTCGAGCCAGTCGTTCCCGAGTCGATCATCGCTTTCGTGTGGCCTTTTGCTTACGAGAGGCAGTTCCTTGTTTAGCCCTAACGGATCTGGGTTCTCCTTCCTCTTCGAGCGCCTCAATGATGTCATCCAACCTACTCCTGATCCCTGTTGCTATAAGTAGTGCGTACCTTGCGAACCGCTCTTTATTGAATACTGCCCAGCCATCGGCTGGTTTAGCAGCTTTGCTGCGTGAATACTTGCCGGCTACTTCGGTAATCATCATTGACATCCCCTGATCCACGCCTGCATCCTGAACGTGAAGCCCTCATGCCACGGCTCGTACAGCTCACACCACTTCTCTGAATACATTGGGTAGTTTTCGTAGCTATCCTCAACGACGGTGTAATCACGCTTCTCGTTGGCTTCCTGCTCGCCGAAGCTGTAGGCGCCGTCCGTCTGGGTCAGGCCGAATAGTCTGCCGCTGGTGATGAATACCTTTTCGCCAGCCTCAAGCGTATAGCTGCTGCCGTCGTCGTATGTGATAACCGTGTCAGCAAGCCCATCGGGGCTTGCGAGTATTAGTAAGGCGCAAGTAGCTGCCAAAAGCAGCGATGATTCGTTATCCATCATTTGAAGTCCCTTTCAATGGCGTCGATGATGCCCTGCTGGACCGATATGCGCTCAAGCATGTCAGTCACATCAGATAGTGGGTTGTTGTGCCCTGCTATGAACATTGGGTTGTTGAGGAAGATGTTGATCTCCTCCTTTAAAAGCTGGATCTCAGCCAGTGCATGTTCTTTGATCGCATACAATCTGCTGTCTCTTTGTGGTGATGGCATAGGTGTCCTCCGTAACATCTATAAAGAGTGGCTAAATGAGATTTATGCTGATGCCGCCACTAAGAATAGTGCGGCCATATATTGAATAGAGTGGGGGTCAACGCTGAATGAAGGTAAGTGACTACATGGCGTTGAAGGTGACTGTCATCGCCCTTGGGGGGCTGACCTCTGACCTTTATCGTTCTCTCTTACCTTTATTCCCGTTAAGGCCCATAAAACACCCTCTTTTTGTGACATTTATCACAATTCTTGGCCTGATCAGTCCACCACGACACCGTTTGAGAGGGTCACGCTACCGGTCAGCCCAGCGTGGAGCAGTGCCAGGGCGTACCAGTTTGCGTCTACTACATGCCCAAAGCTGCCCCTGATCTGCCCATCTACCACCACCTCAAGCAGCCCGTTGTTGTTTTTTACTATCCGAGTCATTCGCCCTGCCCCACATGACATGCCATAAGGCTATACCAAACCGCCCCAGAGGTTCTTAGCAATAGGTGACACGCTAGTAATTTTGGTAGACATATGTAGCTTATGAGTACATATTAGGTGAAATCGCCGGCGGGGCAGCTGCCAACTAGCCCCGACGGCTAACCACACAGATCCTAGGAGATCGTATGGCTGCAAGCATGATAGACCAATCCACCTCGAACTTTCTACCTATACATTGGCCGTGTAATCATTTACCGTGCGCCGGATATTGCGCTAGTAGGGAGGTCACCTAATGACATTAAGCGAGATCGTGGCAAACAACCTCAAGCGAGTGTGTGCTGAGTGGGATATATCAACCCGTGACCTAGCCCAGAGGATGGGCGAGAAGAGCCAGAAGAGCGTCTGGAACCTGCTCAACAACGAGCACAGTCCAAGGCTATCCACCCTAGAGCCGCTCTGTAAGGTGCTGATGGTGAGCCCACAGGCCGTTGTGACGCCCAACATTGACACCGCCCTTCTTGTTTCGAGGCGACTACCGAGGCTAATTGAGAGTTATTCACGCATGACGGCCACCCAGAGGGACAATTTAGAGGACGTTATCAAGGAAATGTTGGCTGAATAGGTAGGAAAATTATGATGCTGGTCAATGACTTACGCGATTTCGGCCTATAAGGGTATAGAGACAAGAAAATAAATTAAAAAAATTTGGAATAACTTAGTAGATTACTACGTCAATACATCAAACAACTGAGGAGAGCGACATGAAACATAATCCAGTAGCGAAGTACTGCCGTCGCTTTAATAAGGCAGTGGTGATGGTTGACCGCAAGAAGGCGGCACGTCGTGGTTATCGTAAGCACAAGGGAGGTGAGTGAGATGTGGAGTAAATACGTATTGCCCGCACTGATTTGCATAGTTTTCCCCGTCATAATACCTGTCATGGTGTGCGCGGTACTGGTTATATCGATTAGTAACGCCATGAAAAAGGAGTATAAAGAGGAGGAATAAAGTAGTAGTTTTCTACGTCAGTAAGTTATCGTCATATTGGAGGTGCATTTGACAGCATCAGTAGTTGATATGACGGGTCGTGTCTTGGAGCCGGGTGAAACCGTGACCGAGACTGCCGATGTGCAGGCCACGATGGCTGCCTATCGGCGTGTTTGGGGCGATGTTCCCGGCATAGTGCGAGAGATCGCCGAGAGTGAGGGCCTATTTTACCCTCACGTTGCCGAGACCGTGGTTCACTCCTTGCTGCAGGAGGCTGTTCAGGCGTCAGATACGCATGAATCGGCTCGTGAGGTGTTGGAGTGTATCAGACGGAAGTTTTATCCTTCTGCTGATCCCTGCGTCCCGTCAGAGAGCAGTTAAAATATTGTCTGGCCGTGCGACTGCCCACGGTCCCTGGGTTGCCCACCTGGAAACAGAACGGGCTTTTTATTTGAGCTGCACTAATTTTGTGCGCTTGCAATCTGGTTAGACATGTTACGCACTATTTTGGTGCAATGGTAGCTGTTCTTATATACAGCATGAGTAGTTTTCTACGTCACAAGGAGAGTGGATATGGCGAAGCAAGTGGATTCTTGGCACCAAGTGAGTGCCGGTGGTAGCGACTTTGTCGCGCAGTTGAGTTCAGCGGAGGAGTTTTCGCTGTTGTGTGGTCACGGCTCGTTGCTGTTGGAAGACCCTGCGGTCTTTTGGGAGCTGGCTGAGGCCGGTCGGTTTGATGGTTTGTTTGGGGAGGAGGGGTAATGCCGAAGGTGAGCAATGCCGCCATGTTGGCGGAGCGCCAGGGCAAGGCTGTTGATGCCTTGCTGGGCAAGGCTCGTCGTGCGGTGCGCGAGGTGAGCACCACGGAGCAGCGTGGTGAGGAGCGTATGGCTCGCTTGCTGAAGCTGGGTGAGAAGTTCTCGCCCTTGAATGCCTCTGAGGAGGCCATGGCTGAGTTCTGGGGCCTCGTTGAGGTGGCGCAGGGCAAGTTGGATGCCCTCTGCGGTTCGGTCCGTGTGAGCTCGTTTGAGGAGGTTGAGGAGGAGATTGTTTAGAGATTCGTTGAAGCTGCAAAGCTGACTCAGGACGCGGGTTCGAGTCCCGCCTCCTCCAAAACGATGGGGGAGATATGGTTTCGACTGGGAAGGTGGACACAGTGGAGAACTGGTGCGGGAGCTGCCAGCCGTGTATCGGGCAAACGCAACAACGTCAATAAATGCAAATGACGAGCAGTACGTAGCGTTAGCAGCATAAGCTAATGCCGAGGAAAGCCAGCGCCTCGTCACCAGAAGACTGGCACCGAATTCTAGTAATTTTCTACGTCATAAGGAGATGACAATGAAGGCAAGAAGCTATTTGAGAAACATCAAGCCGCTATACCCGGCGTTCAACGATTGGCAGACGGTCAAGGCGGGAGCAGGCGCTGTACAGGTCGCTCAGACAACTGAGCACGAGGTAATGCAGATCGCTGGGGAGGTTGGAGACATGTCTGTAATGGACCCTGCTGACCTCATAGAGATGTTTGAGGACTACGAGGACCCAGAGTGTGAGACCGACGAGTGGGGGATTCTGTAATGCCGGTAATGAAATGGAATAGGGAGACCGTAGAGGCCGAGGCTCGCAAGTACAGCACCTATACGGACTTTAAGAACGGCAGCCGTGGCGCGTTCAAGTGGGCGGTACGTAACGGCGTCATCGATGACGTTACTGCGTTCATGTATGAGGTGAGCGATCCCTGCGAACTTATGAAGCGCATTGAGGGGGAGCTTGGCTCTGCATCTCGGTACGCCAAGGTGGCCCATGACATTTGGGAGTCTGAACCATCTGCATTCTTTGAGCCTAGTGACGACCCTGAGCTAATCAGCGAGGGCACGTATCTGGACTTCGATGCCCAGATGTATGACCAGGCCGCGCACGAGCGCAGCGACAGGGCACTGGACCACATTGAGGCGCTGCAAAAACACGGCACGCCAGAGCAGGTAAAGGCTGCGTGGGACCTATATTTAAAGTACCAAACTGGCACATGGGAGGTGGATGGGGCCTTAACGGGAATATATATGCAGGGGGAGGAATCATGAGCGAGAAGTATCAGGGCGCGCTTGAAAAACTGAGGGCGGGGTACTCGCCCTACCCGCAACTCTGCATGGACTTCCTTGAGGGGCTTGGCTACTCAGTCGAGGCTCTTGGTAACGAGGAGATCCTGCAGCTCACGGAGGAGATTTTAAATGAGATGGACCTTGAGGAGTGACTGACTTTTCCGATATCGACGAGCGTTGGCTTATCGAGAACGGACTTTATGACATTGCTGACCCTAGCCACCTATACGAGGAGATCGTTACACGCAGGGAGCGCGGCGACGATGGCATAGAGGCGCCAGTTTCCAAGCTGGTTGGGAGGTTCTCATTGCCCTTGCGTGGGGTAACGGTCCTAGGCGCGTATTCGGGAACGGGAAAATCAACGTTCGCAGCACAGTGGGGCCTGCACGCAGCTAACAGTGGACGCAAGACGGCGATCATGTCGCTTGAGATGCCGCCAGACTTCACATTGGAACTTCTAGCAGAGCAGGCTTCCTGCGTGCCGGATGTTCACCTGCCGTACATCGAGAAATTCTCTCGCTGGGCGGATGAAAAGCTATACCTATACAGCAGCACGTCGGTGGTGACGCCGGAGAGGGTCTTTGAGTTTGTGAGGGTGGCGAGGACGATGCTCGGTTGCGAGCTGATCGTGATTGATCCGCTAATGCAGATAGCACTGGCATCTGAGCCTGACGCAGAGCGTGAGTTCATTACTCGTTTGGCGTCAATGAGCAGGGACCTGAGCTGCGCCATATTGCTGGTCCACCACCTCCGTAAGCCTCCATCTGGGGGACTTGGAGAGCGCCAAAAACCCGATAAGAGCTCCTTCCTCGGGTCAACGCATCTCACTGGGGCGGCGGCAGCAGTGGCAACTATCTGGTGCGATCCAGACATTAGGGAGATGAGGACAAACGGGCACGAGATACCGCCAGACGCTGGACCAGAGTACCTATTCACGGTCCACAAGCAGAGGTTCGCACCTTGGCATGGCTCTGTATCTCTACACGCCCACAGTAAGGGTGCCAGGCTGTTGTGCAACAGCAATCTGGGTCAGTACAGGCCGATCATATTGGAGGACGACGAATGCAAGACAGAGAAGTATCAGTTTGGCGCGTTCTCGCAGGAAGCCACGCCCGGTGGTTTTCAGGGGAAGTCAGCGCGCGCGAGTGGGCTGGCGACAGATTCGAGAACGAATTTGACGGAATTCCCTTCATTGAGCAAATCACATTAACCGAGGCGCTAACCCGCCTTAATCAGTTTGAGTCTAGTAAATAACTTAATCAAGGAGACAGGCAATTGAGTAAGATTTCGGATTATTCCAAGGTCATCCACAGCACGCGGTACGCACGGTGGCTGGACGATGAGGGCAGGAGAGAGACGTGGGAGGAAACCTGTCGGCGTTATGTGGACTATTGGCTGAACAAGGAACTCATCACCAAGGAGGAGTCTGACAAGCTATACAAGGATGTTCATGAGATGCGTGCGGTTCCATCAATGCGCGCTATGTGGGCAGCCGGTCCAGCTTTAGATGGTGATGCAATGGCGGCATATAACTGCTCGTACATTGCACTAGATCATCCTCGCGCCTTTGACGAGATGCTGTACATCCTCTGCTGCGGCACTGGGGTCGGCTTCTCTTGTGAGGACGACGTGGTCGATAAGCTACCCACCATCGCCGAGGAGTTTCATCCCACCGACACGGTGATCGTGGTGCACGATTCTAAGGTCGGCTGGGCCAAGGCATTTAAGCAACTGCTGCACCTACTGTGGTCGGGCGAGGTTCCTAAGTGGGACGTCAGCAAGGTTCGGCCCGCTGGCGCAAGGCTCAAGACCTTTGGCGGTAGAGCATCAGGCCCTCAGCCTTTGGTTGACCTGTTTGTCTTTGCTACTGAGATGTTCACCAAGGCCGCTGGGCGCAAGCTGACCAGCATCGAAACTCACGATTTGGCTTGCAAAATCGGGGATATAGTTGTCGTGGGCGGGGTAAGGCGCTCGGCGTTGCTCTCACTCAGCACGCCAGTAGATGACTACATGCGAGAGGCCAAGTCTGGGCGTTGGTTTGATACTCACCCACACCGACAGCTTGCCAATAACAGTGCCTGCTACAACCGCAAGCCTGAGTTTCCCCTGTTCCTCAAGGAGATGCACAGCCTCTACTCCAGCTTCAGCGGAGAGCGTGGCTTTTTCTCAAGGGAGGCGTCAAAGAAGATCGCAGCACGCAATGGCAGGCGTGACGCAAGCCATGCGTTCGGGACCAATCCCTGCAGCGAGATAATTTTGAGATCGGCAGGCGTTTGCAACCTGAGCGAGGTAATCGTTAGGGAGGGCGACACACTTGCCACGCTGAAAAAGAAGGTGGAGACGGCGACCATATTCGGGACGCTGCAGTCAACGCTTAACGACTTTAGGTATGTACGCAGCATCTGGGGCAGGAATGCCGAGCAGGAGCGTCTCCTAGGGGTCAGTCTAACCGGGATCATGGATAACGCCGTGCTCTCTGGTCGGGAGGGTGACGAGAAGCTGACCAAGTGGCTCAACGATATGCGAGACCACGCCATTGAGGTGAACGCGGAATGGGCGGCTAGGCTAGGTATTGAGCAATCTGCTGCCATTACCTGCGTGAAGCCATCGGGCACTGTCAGCCAACTGTGTGATACGGCCTCGGGCATCCACCCAAGGTTCTCGCCCTACTACGTCAGAACCATTCGGCAGGACGACAAGGACCCGGTGACGGACCTCTTGCGCGCTTACTCGTACAACGAGCCAGCGGTCGGCAAGGAGGGAAGCACCACGGTCTTTCACTTCTTCCAGAAGGCACCTGACTCTGCTGTATGCGTCGAGGACGTTGGCGCGATGGAGCAGCTTAGGTTGTGGAAGATCTACCAGGACGAATGGTGCGAGCACAAGCCAAGCATCACCGTCTATTACACGCCCGATGAGTTTATGCACGTCGCGGCGTGGATGTGGGACAACTTCGACAGCTTGAGCGGCATCAGTCTACTGCCTTATGACGGTGGCACTTACCAACAGGCACCCTACCAGCAGATCACAAAGGAGCAGTACGAGGCCGGAGTGGTTCCGCAACAGAAGATGATCTGGGACGGGTTCGAGATGGTTCCGGACGACAGCATCAAGCTGCCGGACATCGTCAGGGAGCTACCCATCGAATGGGATCGGCTGTCTGAGTTTGAGACTGGAGAGGACTCAACCACGGGCGCCAAGGAGTTGGCGTGTGTGGCTGGTGCCTGCGAGTTATGAGCGCCAGTGATTGGTGGGGGGCGGACGGTAGGTCCCCCCGGCACTTCGCAACAGCCCTGCTTCAAATGCAGGGCGATCCAGAGAAGCAAAAAGCCTTTGTTGAGCGATATGTGCCTGAGCACCTTCGGGACATCGTCCGAGATCATTACAAGACTGGCTTGGCTCTACTAGGAGGTAAGGAGTAATGAGCAAGGAAGCGTTACGGCAAAGGATTGCCGCCCAGACGGAAAGGTTCCTGCAGCGGGGTGGGCAGATAGAGCTGGTTGAGTCCAACCGGGTCTGCCCAAAGCACATGAAGTGGATTGAGAGGCTCGGGATGGATTACTCAACCTGGGACGAGATCGGGGGCAAGGAATGGTACAGCCGCGACGGCAGCTACCAGTTAGATGAAGAAGACTTCGAGGAGGATTAGTCATGGACGACGACGAGCTTTTTGAGATTGACCTAGTGCCGGAATTTGCTTTTGCCGCCACTAAATTTCTATACAGCGAAGGCGGGCCGGTGGTCTGTTACGACTGCGATGCGGTGCTTGCTTACCTGACCACCCAGGAGGGCATGACCCACGACGCGGCCATAGATTATATGGACGAGACGATGGCAGAAGGGGGTCGTTTTGTATGGATTCACGACATCGACTTGGACGTGGACCTGACCCCTGACGACAAGCCCCATCTAAGGCTGGTGCACTGATGAGGTACGGCAGCGTATGCAGCGGCATAGAGGCCGCAACCATGGCTTGGCACCACATGGGATGGAAGCCTGCATTTTTCAGTGACATCGAAGCATTTCCGTGCGCGGTGCTACAGCACCACTATCCAACGGTTCCGCTTCACGGAGATTTTACTTCTATCAAGGATGATGAATATGGACCAATCGACCTTCTCGTGGGAGGGACGCCATGCCAGTCATTTAGCGTCGCCGGACTCAGAGGCGGCATGGATGATGAGCGCGGCAACCTGGCCCTCGAATTCATTAGGCTTGCTCAACGCAAGCGGCCACAGTGGGTGGTCTGGGAAAACGTCCCCGGCGTCCTGTCATCGAACGGAGGACGGGACTTTGGAGTTCGTTGTCGGATACCTTGGAGACTGGAGACGTGCCGCAGCGGTTCTTTTTGAGCGCGAAAGCCTGTCAGGGAATCCTGCGCCGAGCCGAGAAGCGAGGGAAGAAGCTACCGCCGCTACTGAGGTTAGCTCTGGAAGCGACCCCAATGCTCGCCGGTGGTGACCCGCCTGCTGTAACAACGAGCTGTGTGGCCTTTGCCGAAAACCAGAAGGCAGATGTTTACGAGATGAATGTGACCAACTCATTGTCTGGTGGCGGTGGCAAGCCTGGTCAGGGATATCAAGCGGTTCGCGAGGGTCTAAGCGTTAGACGCCTGACACCAACCGAGTGCGAGAGGCTGCAGGGGTTTCCTGACTCTTATACACAGATCCCGTACCGCAACAAGCCAGCAGATAAGTGTCCCGATGGTCCGAGGTACAAGGCTCTGGGGAATAGCTTTGCTGTGCCTGTTGTTAGGTGGATAGGTGAGCGCATCCAAGCGGTGGAGGCTATCTGATGGGCTTCGGAGGAAAGATCAAGCGCAACGTGGCCGATAAGCACCTATCCGACTGCGTGAGGAAGTCAGCGCAATGGAAGTGCCAGCGATGCGAGAAGGACTACACCGAGAAGCCAGCCGGCCTCCAATGTAGCCACTTCATTTCACGCATGCACTGGGGTTCGAGGTTTAGCCCCAAGCAACTCAGCCTATGTGCCTATTGCCATAACTACGTTGAGGGGCACCCAGTGGAGCACATAGAAATCTGGAAACGAATACACGGAGGTGACAACCCAGATGAAGCTATTGAAAAGATGGTTGAAATCGCCGCCTGCAAAGGACGAGCGCAATACGCCAGAGCAAACATCAAAGCAATCTCAGCCCACTATCGACTCGAATCAAAGCGACTCGACGGTGAGCTCCAAAAAGCCAAGGAGGGCAAAAAGCATGACCTCACGGTCTACGGATACATCAGGAAGTGACCTGCTACAGCACTGCAAGACATTAAAGCAGGAAGAGGCAGTGACTCTTGTTTACATCGAGGGCATGAGCAGGAGAGCTGCCGCAAGGGAGCTTGGCATCGATGAGAAGAGTGTTAGGGAGCGCCTGATGTCTGTGGAGAGGCGCGCCAACTTACGAGCGGCACCCTCGGAGAAGGGTAGCAGGGTCGGGATCATTGGCGACACTCACCTGCCCTACGAGCTGGACGGATACCTCGGCTTTTGCGAGGAGACGTTTGGGAGGTGGGGCGTTGATCGCGTGATCCATATCGGTGACATGTTCGATAACCACAGCCTCTCGTTTCACGACAGCGAGCCGATGCTGCACAACGTCATAGGTGAGTATGAGTCTGCCTATCATCGCGCCCAGGATTGGTACGACGCATTCCCAGAGGTGACTCTCATCATGGGCAACCATGATCGCATCCCGGCACGGCAGCTACGCAAGCTGGGCATGGAGCCAAGCATCTTCATGCGCCCCATTGAGGAGCTGTTTGGTATGCCTGATGGCTGGACCGTTGCAGATCAAGTTGTGATTGATGACGTTCTTTATCACCACGGTGAGACGTCAGGCGGGATCAACGGCTTCCGTAAGGACGCAGAGACGCGGATGCGCTGCACGGTGTCGGGGCACAACCACAGTAACGCAGGTATCTCTGCCACGGCTACGGACCAGGAGCTGGTGTGGGGCCTGGCTGTCGGCTGCGGAGTGAACCACGAGCACATGGCATTTGCCTACGGCAAGAACTTCGCCAAGAAGCCGATCATATCGTGCGGCGTGGTGATCGATGGTGAGCCGCACATTGAGTACATGGACCTCGGTTCAAAAGTGAGGAGGAATTAATGGACTGGAGAGCTGATCAAAACCTGTCCGAGCTGTGGGACATCATCCACATGGTTGGCGGCGTGGAGGACCTACCAATCTCAGACATCAGAACAGCCTGCGATGAGAAGGGCATTAGCTGTGACAGGTTCATTGAGGTGTGGGAGGTGTTGTGCACAGAGGCCAACATCATCATGGGGCAGGCAGAGGAGAAGATGACTGATGTCCATTAACTTTTACAGTTTGTGTGCGACTGCTCTGGCGGTTGTCACTGCACCGCTGTGGGTTCCGCTGGGGCTGTACATCGGCCTTACGTACCACTGGGAGGACACCGTCCCATCAGATGAGGACTTGGACTATGAGTCCGACGCGCACAAGGAGGAAAGCGATGTCCATTGACAAAGTGAGAAAGGGAAGCATCGACGACATCACCCCAGAGGAGTGGAACAGCCTTAACAGTGTCGCCGTGGGAGTCAGCCATGACCCTGTTAACAGACCAGCGCACTACACCACATCAGAGGTCGAGTGCATTGACTACATACACATGATGCTGGGCTCTGGTGTGAACGACTATCTGCGTGGGCAGGTCTACAAGTACATGCATAGGCATCAGCTAAAGGGCTCGCAGTTGGAGGACTGCAAGAAGGCCCAGTTCTATCTGAGCCGTCTCATCTACGAACTTGAACAGCAAGGAGGCTAAATGGATAAAGTTAATCGCTATGTAGCGTTATCGAGGAAGGATGTCAGCAACGGCATTGAGCGAAAGGGCAACCTGGACTACTTGAGCTGGGCCTTCGCATGGAATGCTTTAGTTGAGGAGTACCCAGAGAGCACTTACTACTTTGGCGATCCTGTCACGTTTCCTGACGGAAGCATGATGGTCAAGGCTGGGGTGACGGTGAGAGACATCACTCACGAGATGCAGCTACCAGTCATGGACCATCGTAACAAGGCTATAGCCTCCCCCAACGCGAGAGACATCAGTGATGCTCAGATGCGCTGTTTCGTAAAGGCAATCGCCATGCACGGGGTCGGGATGGGCTTGTATCTGGGCGACCTTAAGCACGTCGTCGCTGAGACAAAGTTCGACAAGGCAGAGCAGCTTCTGGCTAGTCAGGACGCAAGCGGCTTCCATGAGTTCGTGCAGGTGCAGTTAAGCGAGACGGAGCGCGTTGACATCTTTAATGATGCGCCACCGGGACGTAAGACTGCGTTCAAAGCTGAATGGCGGGCCCTGCTGTCTGTTGCCAATACTCAGCTCGATGAGTCGGCAGCAGCAATCTCGGAGGCTTACGAGGCTGACGATCATTCACTACTAAAAGAGACAATTGAGGAGTTGTCTAGCTACGAAAGGAAGGCAGTGTGGGGCCGTCTCAACGATGGCGAAAGAGATTTTGTTAAACAGGCAAGGAGTGCCGTATGAAGCAGTGGAAGAAAGTGGTAGCGACGAATGGTAAGTACACGGACGCGAATGGGCAAGAGAAGAATCGTTACGTGACGGTTGGTAAGGCGTTTGTCCGTGACGACAAGAGCGTCTCCATCAAGGTGGACGCGATGCCGGTGGGCCCAGAGTTCAGCGGGTGGCTCAACCTGTACGACCTGGACGACGAGCAGCCGCGCAAGGCTGCGCCAGCGGCAGCACCGGCTATGGCTCCGGTTGAAGATGAGGCACTTCCTTTTTAGTGAAGGAGTGCTTTAAGTGTGGGGCCGAAAGGCCCCTTTCCGATTTCTACAAACACAAGAAAATGGAGGTTTTATGCACGGCATAAATAACTTTTGGATGCGCGGCTTGATAGTCGTCGTGATGTCCGTGGTTGTCTGCGCGGTAGTAGACGCACAGGTGTCCTATCCATCAGGCACGGTTATCGAGGTTACTGATGACGGTGTTGTGGTGACAGCCCCTGACGCCCCAGTCGTAGCCGCTGACGATGGGGGCGAGGATGACAGCAACGACAACAACGACAACAACAACGGTGGCGGTACTTATGTTGCCGATGCGGATCCCAGTGACTACTGCTACGGGGCCGACTACGCGCTTGTTGACTGTGAAGCATCACGGAACTACGACCCGTGGATCGCAAACAACGGAGAAAGGTCTTACCGAATAAGGAACAGGTTGACACTGGCCATTCCATTCACCCTGCCCGCTCGCAATGACTCTCAGGCTCAGGCCGATGTAACGCGGTACGGCTATTTTCAGATCACATCAGGCGAGCGCGTCAGAGACATACGCGGAGAAGACATATTCCACGTCTGGTTCTCTGAGGAGCCAAATGGCGATCCCTTGGGCGGTACCAAATGCGAGATGTGGGCGGTTAGAGCGAAGGGGAATCTGTACTGGACCCAAGATGAGACGGTGGCAAATCAGGTCTGCTTTTTAGGTCACGACTCTAGGGTGCTGTACGCAAACTTTGAGACCGCCTGTTTGGGGTCTAGGTATGAGGGCGAGTGTAGCAAAACCAACAAACAGAAGTCGTATAGGGCATATCAGTTCGATGTGTCACGGCGCGCCAAGGGGTATTAGGAGGAGAAATGAGCAATAACAAACGTGTCTGGCGACCATTCAACACCGTCGGGCTGGTCATTATCGGGGCGCTAGTCGCCTCGGTAATCATCTACAACATAATGGAGCTGTCCCATGCTTGTGGACTTTGAGGATCTCCAGTTACTCAGCGGGTATAAGCAGCCTAGTAAAGTGTGTCGATTTTTGAGGGACAATCGTATACCATTCGTTATTGGTTCGGATGGGAAACCACGAACCACTGACGATATGCTAAACGAGGGAATCAAGGATGACAGAAGAAAGAAAGCTACCGAGGTACGTTTTTCGGGCTAGGAACGCGTACTGGTATAAGCCCTGGCTTGGGCGTGTGGACGGAAAGCAACGGTGGGGCAAGACTATTCGCCTCGCTGATGACACCATCCGCATGTCCGAGCTGTGGACAATATGGGAGGAGATCGGCAGCGCGCCAAAGGATACGGTGGGCTGGATGTTTGATCTCTACCTAGAGGGCCAGCAATTCCAGAGGCTCAAGCCAAAGACGCAGAAAGACTACCGCTCGGCTATCGCTAAGATGAGAGCCAAGCAGGTCGGAGATAAGACGTTTGGGGAATGCACACTTGACCGTGTGACGAAGAGAACTATTCGTGATTACCTGGACACCTACCCCAGCCCGGTGGCAGCAAATCGCCACATAGCCGTGCTGAAGAGCGCATGGTCATGGTGCGAGGAGCGTTACGAGGTGCCGGAGAATCCAACGAAATCGGTGAAGCTTAATCGGGAGGAGCCGAGAAAGCGGTACGTCAGTGATGACGAGTATGAGACGGTGCTAAGGATGGCGCCGCCATCGATCCGGCAGATGATGGAGCTTGCTTATTTGCTCCGTGGTAGGCTCTCTGAGGTGCTTGCGATACGTGTCGAGCACATCCACGACGACTATCTGGAGTTCAACCGCCTAAAGGGTAGTGAGGGGGAGCTCACAGAGCTCTCAGACCGCCTCAGAGCCGCTCTCAGCGACGTTAGGGGTGGAGATTACGTCTGCCATCAGTACAGCGAAAGTGGCTTCAGAAGCGCGTGGAGGCGCCTACAGGGGCACATGAGAAAGGCAGGAATTGAGCCCTTCCCGTTTCACGATCTGAAGGCGATGGGTGTCTCTGACCACCAAGATAACTTTGCAGGGCATCGCAGTGCCAGCATGAGAAAGGTGTACGTCAGGAAGCTTCAGCGTGTACCTGCAAC